GAGTTTGGCGCTGGTGGCAGTACGCAGATCTTTGCTCAATGCACACCGGGTCAAGTATCCAGCATTGAAACCGAATCCGAGTGGATTAAGAAGACGACCGACAATCTTCTCCAGATTGGCCTTGATCACAAGGTTTCGTTTGCTTCCTATGGGTTCTACCCCAATGGGGGTCAATACGATCTGGTCTTTGTGGATGGCGTGCCTAACTTGCGGCTGGAGTTTGCCAAGCACGCATGGGACCGGCTCGACGTTGGCGGCGTTATGATCTTTCACGATACCCGGAGATTTGAGTATTTCCGAGAAGCGGCATGGATGATCCAGTTGCACTTTAACTCGATAGACAAGGTTGAGATTAACCACAATTGTAGCAACTTGACCTTGATCCATAAGGGCTTGCCAAAGAACTATGTGAATTGGAATGAAGTTGAAGGCAAACCGGCTTGGGCTTACGGTAAAGCAGATCGTCTTGAGGGGGACAGGTTATGGCAGATAAAACACTGAAGATATGCGTCTACGCTGTGAGCAAGAACGAAGCACAGTTTGTGAAAAGGTTCTGCGAGTCTGCAAAAGATGCCGATTACATCCTCATCGCGGACACGGGCAGTACGGATCGCACTGCTGATCTGGCGTTTGAGTGTGGGGCGGTTGTCCACGACATTTACATCAGCCCTTGGCGGTTTGATCTCGCTCGCAACGCTGCTCTTGCTCTTATTCCCCGGGATATTGATATTTGCATCAGTCTGGATTTGGACGAGGTTTTAGAGCCCGGCTGGCGAGAGAAGATTGAAGCGGCGTGGACGCCAGAGACTACGAACCTTTGGTATTATTTTGACTGGGGACACAACATCCGGTTCCCCTACCGCAAGATACACAGCCGCCACGGCTACCATTGGCACCACCCATGCCATGAAGACTTGCGTATTGACGGGCGTATTAACGAGGTCCGGACATGGTGCCCGCACCTTCTTGTCAGCCATTACCCTGATCCGACCAAGAGCCGGGGCCAATACATGGATTTGCTGGAGGTGGCGGTCAAAGAGGATGACAAAGACCCGCACCATTTCTTCTATTACGCCCGCGAGTTGACGTTCTACCGGCGCTGGGAGGATGGCAAGGTTGCCCTTCAAAAGTATCTGGATATGAACGCATTAAGCTCCCAGAACGAGCGCTGCTATGCGATGCGCCTGATGGGTAAGTGCTTTGCCGAGACTGGCGACGCAGTTCAGGCAGAGAAGTGGTTCTACATGGCGGCAGGCGAAGCGCCAAACACCAGAGAGCCTTGGTACGAGCTGGCGATGATTATGTACCGGCAGCATCGTTGGGAAGAGTGTTTTGCCGCCAGCATGAGAGGGTTGCGGATCAAGGACAAGGCGCTTGTCTACACATGCGATCCGACTGTATGGGGATGGGCGCTGCATGACATGGCGGCTATCTCTGCCCATAAGCTGGATCTGGCGAAAATAGCGATAGAGCAGGGCAAATTAGCGTTAGAAATTGCTCCAGATGATATTCGCTTAAAGAAGAATTTAGAGTATTATCAGGAAGCGTTTGGAACTAAGGGGGAGGAGACTGCATAATATGGAACCTCAGTCCTTAGTAAACCTAGCTTTCGGGACAATTTTATCTGCATTGGGCTGGTTCGCTCGCCAATTGTGGGACGCTGTCCAAAATTTGAAAACTGAGGTCCATCGCATCGAAGTGGATCTCCCCAAAAATTACGTTGCAAAAGACGACCTTGATAAACGAATGCAACACATTGAGGATATGTTCCAACGCATATACGACAAGCTTGACAACAAGGCTGATAAATAAGGAGTTGGTCATGAAGACTTCGTCAGATGGGTTGGAGCTTATTAAAGAGTTTGAAGGCCTTGGACTAAAGGCGTACAAATGCCCGGCGAACATCTGGACCGTGGCTTTTGGCCATACCTCAGCCGCAGGCGAGCCAAAGGTTTTGCCCGGCATGATGGTTTCGCGAGATGAAGCGGAAGCAATTCTCAGGCGCGATGTAATTCAATACGAAAATGGCGTTCGGTCTCAGATCACCGTATCGATCACACAGGGCCAGTTCGATGCTCTGGTCAGCTTTGCTTACAACGTCGGCGTTGGCGCTTTTTCCAAATCGACGCTGCTTAAGAAAATTAATGCTGAAAAGTTTGACGAGGTTCCAGCCGAGTTCATGAAGTGGACAAAGGGTGGCGGAAGAGAGCTGCCGGGGTTTGTTCGTCGTCGTCGAGCTGAGGTTAAGCTATGGCGCGGCATGAAAACTGATGCACCTGTGCATATTGATGAGGCGCGAGCAGCGCCTGATGTCCCAAAGCCTAAGCGCAGCATCGTGCAATCTAAAGAGGCCAATGGGGCTGTGATCGCTGGTGGCGCAAGCACCATCGCTATCATCCAAGAAGTCATGCCTATAATACAGGATGGCGGTAGCCTTATTTCCTCGATTAGCAATCCTACGGTAGCGATTTGCTTTATCGTTGTGCTGGCTGCGGCTGCTATCTGGTACTTCCGCCATCAAAGATTGCAGGAGGATGGCTCGTGATCTCATTTTTGTTTTCCCCAATCGGGCGAGCTATCTCTGCCGTTGGCGGGATACTTCTTGCCATCGCCACCATATACGGGAAGGGCCGTCGGGACGCCCGGCAAAATTTGGAGAGTGAGGCCAATGCTGATGTTCTCAAACGCACCCAAAGCGCCATTCGTGCTGGTGGTCGGGTTAGCACTGATCCTGACAGGCTGCGCGAGTCCGATGGCCACCGTCGCGACTAACTCGTCTGTCTGCAGTGTGTGGCGACCTATTGGATGGTCTCAAAAGGATACCGACCAGACAATAATTGAAGTAAAGACAAACAATGCTAGACAACAGGCATGGTGCCACGATGCAAAATAAGTGCTAGAATAAGGAAGCAGCGGGGTTAACATGACAACCGGCCTTACATACAGCACTTACAAGACTCAAATAGCCACGCTTGCGGTTGTTGAAGAAACTGACCCCGCGTTTGTGACTATTCTGCCCCAAATGATTACTTACGCCGAAAATCGTATGTATCGTGATTTGGATTTCCTGTTTACGTCCACGGCTATCACTGGATACCCGCTGGTCACTGGTAGCCGATCATTGACCGTCCCAGAAGGAACCTTTGTCGTCACCGAACAGATTAACGTCATTACTCCGGCGGGGACAATCAACCCCAACTTTGGCACGCGCAATCCTTGTTTGCCCGTAGCCAAAGAGTTCCTTGACGCTGTTTATGGCTCGTCTACCGCAACTGGGTTGCCTAAGTATTTCACGGCTTTCAACGACAACATCTTCCTTGTTGGCCCTTTCCCAGACCAGCAATACTATGTTGAAATTGTTGGTACTTATCGCCCAGCAAGTCTGTCATCGACCAACACAGAGACATTTATCAGCCAGTATTTGCCAGATGTCCTTATCATGGCCAGCATGGTTTTTGTGTCTGGCTACCAACGCAACTTTGGCCGTCAGAGTGATGACCCGGCGATGGCCCAGTCTTATGAAGCTCAATATCAAACCCTTTTGAAGGGCGCCACGGTTGAGGAAGCTCGCAAGAAGTTTGAGTCTAACGGTTGGACATCTCAGTCTCCGGCTGTCGTATCCAGCCCGTCGAGGTAACACAATATGCCTCATGCTTCAGTCAAGCTCATTCCCGGCGTCGATCAGAACCGTACCCCAACTTTGAATGAAGCGGGTATTTCCGAATCCAACCTTGTCAGGTTTATTCCTGATCAACAGGGATTTGGCTTGGTTCAAAAGCTTGGCGGCTGGACCAAGTTTTTTAGCGGCGCAACGTCGTCGATTGTTCGAGCTTTGTGGGCATGGCAAGATACAAACGCTAATCGGTATCTAGCGGTTGGAGCTTTAAACTCTCTTGAGTATATAACTGAATCGACGAAATACGACATAACGCCACGTAGCATGATAAATAACCCGCCGGTTGATATTAGCACTGTAGCTGGCAGCAACATCGTCACGATTTTTGAGACTGACAGCAACATCACAAGTTACGATGATGTCTACATAGAAACGCCTATAGCTGTCGGCGGTCTTGTTCTTTTTGGTTTGTACACCTGCATCAATACTTTTGTTGACCCGGATGAATACACCATAGAGGTCACTGACATTTTGGGTCTGCCGATTAACGCTACATCTACGGTCAACAACGGTGGGACAATCGTCAACTTTAGCACGGTAGCAGGAAGCGCTGTTGTTGAAGTAGAGCTGATCGGGCACGGGTATTCTGTTGGTGATACGTTCCCAATTATTGTCTCTACGACCATTGGCGGGATCACAATTTTTGGGAACTACATAGTATCGTCAGTCACAAGCGCAGACATCTTTTCAATTACCGCAAAGAACTTGGCTACGGCGACTGTCAGCAATCAAGACATGAATAGCGGTGACGCTCGTTATAAATACTTTATAGGCCAAGGCCCGGTTCCTACCGGAACAGGATACGGCGTTGGTGGGTATGGAACTGGCGGGTACGGTTCCGGCATCCCACCGCAGCCTGAAGAGGGCACCGCAATTGCAGCAATAGATTGGACTTTGGACAATTGGGGCGAAATCCTGATTTCCTGCCCATTAGACGGCCCAATATATGAGTGGAGCCCTCTTGCCGGGTATTCAATTTCTTCCGTCATCGATGAAGCACCTATCGTAAATGCAGGCATGGTTGTTGCGATGCCGCAGCGGCAAATTATTGCTTGGGGGTCTACGTTCACAGGCATCCAAGATCCGTTGCTGATCCGTTGGTGTGACGTGGACAACTACCTCGTTTGGGAAGGTCTTGTCAGCAATCAGGCTGGTTCGTATCGTATCCCCAAAGGATCAAAGATTATCCAGTGCATCCAAGGCCCGCAGCAAACGCTGATTTGGACTGACGTAAACTTGTGGGCCATGCAATATGTTGGCCCTCCCTATGTCTACCAGTTCAATGAGCTTGGAAACGGGTGCGGACTGATTGGCCGTAAAGCTGCGGCGTCTCTCAATGGCGTTGTTTACTGGATGGGTCAGTCACAGTTCTACCGTTTAGGAAACTCGGGTGTTGAAACAATTCGTTGCCCAGTTTGGGATGTGATCTTTCAAGACTTGGACACTACAAATCTTGATAAGATCAGGATTGCTCCAAACTCTCGGTTCAATGAAATCTCTTGGTTCTACCCAACGCTAGGCAACGGTGGCGAGCCAAACAAGTATGTTAAGTATAACATTGCTTTAGACCAGTGGGATTACGGGACGCTGGAGCGGACGGCGTGGATCAATGAGTCCGTGTTTGGCCCTCCAATCGCATCTGGCCCCCTTCCCGGCGGTGGTGGTTATTATATTGTTCAACACGAAACATCTCCTGACGCAGTGAACGCCAACGGAAACCCAATCGCTATTAACGCATCGTTTCAGACTGGCTATTTCGTGATGAACGAAGCTGATTTAAAAATGTTTGTTGATCAGGTATGGCCCGATATGAAGTGGGGCTACTTTGGCGGCACGCAAAATGCTCAAGTTAATCTAACATTTTATGTGAATGATTACGCCGGGCAGACCCCAATAGAGTACGGACCCTTCGCTATGACAGAAGAGACAAAGTTTCTAACCCCAAGATTTAGGGGTAGGCTTGTCTCGATTAAGATTGAGAGCAACGATGTCGGCAGCTTTTGGCGCATTGGAAATATGCGTTACAGGGTGCAGCCTGATGGGAAGTTCTAATGGCGTCTATTTTAACCGGGCAAAATCTTTATGAAATTTAATGGCTGCATCTTTGTAAGCCTCGCCCGCTTCTTCTTTGGAATTAAAAGAACCTATGTTCTTGCTTTTTCCATTTATTTTTATCCACGTCCCCCACTTTTTAACGGATTTTATAAAAGAAACTCCTTTAATTCCAGAAGTGTTAGATTTAGAAATTTTCCTATTACTCCCGTTTTGAGCGTGGTTAGCTTCTCTCAAATTAACAAATTTGTTGTTGGAAGGGTTGCCGTCAATATGGTCGATCATCTTCAAAGGCCAAGCTCCAACCACAAAAAGCCAAGCCAGCCTGTGAGCATTGTAGAGCCGGTAGTCAATGCTAATTCGAACGTAACCATTTGGATGGACGCACCCCGCCATATGCCCAGCTTGCCTTCGACCTCTTCTGTTTTTTTTCCATATAAAATT